AAAAGCATTTTTGCCATTAAGGGTATTGTTAAACTATCAGCTTAATGATGTATTTATTATAAATGGTAGGGAGTATATTATAAACAGCGTAAACACAAACCTACTAACAGGTAAAAGTGATTTAGAACTATTAAACAAGCTATGATAAAAAATATACTAGACTTATTAGAGTTAGCAAAAGGAGAAACAGAGAACATCCGTATAGCACAAGGTAAGTATCATTTGCCTAGTGGGTTAATGGGTGCAGGTAAAAAAATTAAAAGAGAGGCGAAATGGCAGAAAAAATAATTATAGACCTAGAAGCAAAAACTGACAAAGCCTTAAAAGGCATACAGGATTTATCGCAAGAGGTTGGAGATTTAAATAAAGAAGTAGCTAAAGGTAATAAGCAAACAGAAGAAGGCTTAAAGGGAGTTGAAAGCGCATCTAAAGACACAGCAAGAGGTGTAAAGGGTATCGGTAATGCTTTAAAAGCAGCAGGTATTGGTTTGGCTATTGCTGCCTTTGCCAAGCTAAAAGAAATATTTGAACAAAACCAAGTAGTAGCAGATGCGTTTAATACAGCATTTGAGTTTATATCTATTGCGTTTAATGACTTCGCCAATTTTGTTATAAATAATGCTAGTGTAGTAACAGATTTTTTTAAAGCTATATTTGAAGACCCTATTGGTTCTCTTAAAACTTTTGGCAATTTAGTCAAGGAGAATATCATAGAAAGGTTTGAAAGTTTTTTAGATACTCTAGGATTTATTGCTAGTGCTGTTAAAAAAGTATTTGCAGGGGATTTTGCAGGTGCATTAGATGATGTAAAAAATGCAGGTAAGGAATATATCGAGATATACACAGGTGTAGAGGGTACTTTTGACAAGGTTGCAGATGGTGTAACAAAGGCAGTAAAAGCAACTACTAAATATGTTAAAGAAACAGGCAAAGCTGCAGCAGCAAATGTAGAACTAGAAAAAACAGCTAGACTTGCAGAAGCAGCCAATCAGGGGTTAATTGAGAAATACGACAGACAAGCTGAACAATTGCGACAAACAAGAGATGACGAAAGCAAGAGTTTTGAGGAGCGTATAAAAGCTAATGAGGAATTAGGGAAACTACTAGACGAACAAGAAAAGGCTATGATGGCTAATGCTAATGCTAGGGTATTACAAGCAGAAGCAGAACTAGCTAAAAACAAAGAGAATATAGACTTACAAATAGCCTATCAAGAAGCCCTTAACGAACAGGCAGGTATTGAGGCGCAAATAACAGGCTTTAGAAGTGAGCAACAAACAAACACTAACTCACTATTAAGAGAACAAACAGACTTACAAAATGAATTAGCACTTATAGGCAAGTCAGAACGTGAGATAGAAAGGCTAGAACTACAACAAGACTATGACGCTAAAAAGCTACTTATAGAGCGTGAGATAACAGACGAAGCACAAAAGAATGAAATGCTTATTGCTCTTAAAAAAGACTTTGATGGCAAAATAAATGGCTTAAACGAACAAGCTGCTGATAATGAGATTACGTGGGCTAAAATGACCCAAGACCAAAAACTCGCTTATGCTCAACAAGGATTAGCAGGTTTAGCAGCTAATTTAGGTAAAGAAACAGCAGCAGGTAAGGCAGCAGCAGTAGCACAGGCGTTAATTACTACTTATCAGGGCGCACAGCAAAGTTATTCATCTTTGTCAATGATACCTATTGTAGGGCCTGCATTAGGTTTTGCAGCAGCAGCAGCAGCGACAGTAGCAGGTTTAGCAAACGTTAAAGCTATTACATCTACCAAAACACCACAAGTAGCAGGTGGGGGGGGTACACCAAGCGTAAGCGCACCAAGTAGACCAAGCGCACCACAACCCCCTGCATTTAATTTAGTAGGAGCAGGAGCAGGAAACCAATTAGCAGAAACAATAGCAGGTCAAAACGAAAGACCTATTAAAGCGTTTGTAACATCACAAGATGTAACAACTGCACAAAGTTTAGAGCGTAATATAGTAGAGGGCGCATCAATATAGTAAAATATAAAAAATAAACGTTATAGTTATATGAGGATAGTCGAACTTATTTTAGATGAAAATAGTGTAGAGGGTATAGAGGCTATCTCTATTGTAGAAAACCCTGCCATTGAGGAGGACTTTGTTGCACTAAAAAATGAAGAAGTACAACTAGCAGAAGTTGACAAACAACTATTAGTAGGTGCTTTGCTTATTCCTAATAAACCTATATACAGGCGTAAGGGAGAAGATGAGTATTATATTTACTTCTCTAAAGACACTATCCGTAAGGCTGCTGAAATGTACCTTATGAAAGGCAATCAGAACAACAGCACACTAGAACACCAACACAGCCTAAATGGTTTAACGCTAGTAGAGAGTTGGTTAGTAGAAGATGAAACACACGATAAGTCTAGGAAGTATGGCTTAAACGTACCTGTGGGTACTTGGATGGGTGTAGTCAAAGTAAACAACGATGAGGTTTGGAATGACTATGTAAAAACAGGCAAAGTAAAAGGCTTCTCAATAGAGGGGTACTTCATTGACAAGATGGAAAGACCTAAAGAACCTATAAACGACTTTGAAGAAGAAGAAGCAGAGGAGATGCTATCTTATATACGTAGAATTGTAAGAGATGACAAACGTTATAAAGACGGTAAGAAAGAAGAACTAGAAAGCTACTCTGACTATCCTGATGCAGTAAAGAATAACGCACAAAGAGGCATAGACCTAAACAAAGAGGTAAACAACAAATGTGCAACTGATGTAGGTAAGATACGAGCGCAACAATTAGCACAAGGTAAACCTATTAGCGAAAACACTATTAAACGTATGTACTCTTATTTGTCAAGAGCAGAGGAGTATTACGATGAAGGAGATACTAAAGCTTGTGGTACTATATCCTACTTGTTGTGGGGTGGTAAAGCTGCAAAGAGATGGGCTGAAAGCAAACTAAAAGAATTAGACTTATTGTAATGCCTAGAAAATTAGACACAGCAAAGGTTATAAAACCTAAAGTAAGACGTAAGGGTGTACACGCTAAAACAAAAATGAGTAGCATAAAGGGCAGTAAGAACTATAAAAAAAAATATAAAGGACAAGGCAAATGTTAAAGAGATTTTTGACACCATCAAAGACAAGTCCTAAAAGTAGTAAACGTGGATGTTTATGTGCTGACAAAGACACTTACAGTACTAAATGCTGTAAAGGTAAATTAATCAATCAAGGAATAGGAAAAATATAAATTATGAAAAAAGCGATGAGCAAGATTGCTCAAATAAATAAAGAAGAACTATCTGCACAAAAGGTGGAGTTAAGTTTTGTAGATGACTTAAAAGGTTACGAAAAAGAATTATACAGCGGTATTGATGACTTAATGAAATTTGCTACTGATGCAAGAGAAGCTATTAGCAAAGGAGTAAGGGAGTTAGACAGATTAAATGCTGTTAAAAAAGTAGCTGAAAGAATTGCTTCTGATGTTGAAAAATCAGCAAAAGAATTGGGTGTAGATGTACCTGAATTAAAACAAGTCTTAAAGGCTATAAGCGCATTTGAGCAACAAAAAAAGACGCTTACTAAAGTTTTAAGATAAAACTAAAAATGTAAAATAAGTAAATTAAATAGTTATAGTTATATGAAAGCAACCGAAATGTTAAATAAGATTAAAACCTATCTAGGCGAAGAAGCTACTGACATTGTGAATGATGTTGAGCAAAGCCAAGAAAAGGTTGAACTAGCAACTGCAAAGCTAGATAACGGTACTGTATTAGAAGCAGAAGCGTTTGAAGCAGGAAAAGAAATATTTATAATTACTGAAGATGACAAAGTAGCACTGCCTGTTGGCGATTATACTATGGAAGACGGTAAGATGCTAGTAGTAGCAGAAGAAGGCATTATTGCTGAAATTAAAGACCTAGACGAACAAGCTGAAGTAGAGGCTGAAGAAGAAAAAGAAGAAATGGGTTATGTTACTAAAGAAGAACTAGCAGAAGCAGTATCTGAAATCAAAGCTATGATTGAGGATATGAAGAAAGAAGAAATGAGCGAAGAAGCAGAAGTAGAATTATCAGAGGAATTACCGAAAGAAGTAAAAGAGGAATTGTCTGAACCTGCTGCCGAGCCTATTGCTCATAACCCTGAACAAAAAAATAACAATATTGGTGTAAAGTTTGCCCAAAACAGAAAGCAAACAACACTCGATAAAGTAATGTCTAAAATTAACAATTAAAATTAAATAAAATGCCAAACCCAACTATTACAAGTTCAAGTTATAGCGGAGAATTTGCGGGAAAATATCTTGCCGCAGGACTTTTGTCTGCTGATACACTAGATAGCGGAACTGTTACTATTTTACCTAACGTAAAGTATAAAGCTGCTATGAAAGTAGGTTCTTTTGCAAATCTTGTCCGCTCTGCTGACTGTGATTTTGACGATAGCACCTCTACAATGACACTAACCGAGAAAGTACTTACTCCTGCTGAATTGCAAGTAAACTTACAAATCTGTAAGAAAGAATTGCACGCAGATTGGGAAGCTGCTCAAATGGGCTTTAGTGCTTTTGATGAATTGCCACCTTTATTCTCTGACTTCGTTATCGCACAGGTAGCTGCAGAGGTTGCTAATGCAACTGAAACTTCTATTTGGTCAGGTAGCACAGGAGAAGGTTCTTTTGATGGTTTTGATACTCTATTAACTGCTGATGGTGGTGCTGATGTAACTGCTGTTTCTGTTGATAGTACAAACGTAGTTGCACAATTAGGTGCGATTGTAGATGCTATTCCTTCTACTGTTTACGGAAAAGAAGACCTTAACCTTTATGTATCTTCAAACATTGCTAGAGCGTATGTACGTTCTTTAGGTGGATTTGTTGCTACTATTGGTGGTGCAGGTACAGATAACAAAGGTTCACAATGGTACAACGGTGGTCAGCTTACTTTTGAGGGCATCAACATTGTTGTAGCTAAAGGACTTGCTGATAACACAGCAATTGCTGCACAGAAATCTAACCTATTCTTTGGTACAGGTCTACTAGATGACCGTAACGAAGTTAAAGTTATTGATATGGCTGACCTAGATGGTTCACAAAACGTAAGAGTTGTGATGCGTTACACAGCAGGTGTACAATACGGAGTAAGAGGCGACATCGTTCTTTACTCATAATTTTAACTAACATAGAAAGGGTGGGTTAGGTATATCCTACCTGCCCTTTTTTAATAAATAAATAAATATGAGTTGTGCAATAACAAAAGGTAGAGGTATAGGCTGTAAGGCAGCTTATGCAGGTATCAAAAATGTATATATACTTGATTATAGCGCAGCGATTGCAGCGTTAAGCCCTTCGTCAGGAACGGTAACATTACCATCAGATGGAAGTGCTGAATTTTTCAAGTTTGAGGTAAAAGGTGGTCAAACATCTTTAGAGACAAGCGTAACATCAAGCAGAGAAAACGGAACTACTTTTTATGAAAGTACTCTAAATATTACTTTTCAAAACCTAGATGTTGAAACACAAGAGGAGATAAAACTCTTAAACAGAGGCAGAGCGCACTATGTTGTTGAACTATATCCTGACGGTACAGGTACTACAAAGTACTTACTAGTAGGAAAAGACAACGGTGCAGAGGTTACAGGTGGTACTATTGTAACAGGAGCAGCAGCAGGGGATTTACAAGGGTTTACACTTACAGCAACAGCTAGTGAGGTTAATCCACCATTCTTCTCAACTGTGCCTGACATAGATGCTACAACTATTACTCCTGCTTAATATATTTTTTATATATTTGCGTAGAGTATAAGTTTTTTTTGATTATGATAGAGGGGGGTGCATTAGCATCCCTCTTTTTTTATTACAAATTCTCACT